TACGTACCCCACCGGCTGAGGTGTATGTAGCGTCGTCGTACTCTGTGGCCAGTGCCGAGAACCCGACGTTAGCCATATCAGACGAAGAGAATGGGAGAGTGACGTTAAGGTTGAAGCCTGTTACGTTTACCTTACCGGCGGTACTAGATCCCGTTTCGATTTGAGCCATAGTACCTCCTTAGGCTACTGAGTAGAATATCTTACGCTTACCAGATACCGGACCTGGATTAGCTTGTGCAAACAACGTGAACGATCCTGTACCGGGCTTAGCAGCATACACGATAGAGTCCCATAACGCGTCTCCGTCACCACGACCTGTGGCCGCATTACCGGAGGCCCAGACGAGTATCTTACTGGAGGTTGTTACAGAAGCGTCCGTTAAGGTGAATGTCTGGTCGAACACACCAACACCAGAACCAAAGTCTATCTCGACTTCCTGAACCGCTAGGCCACCCCCACCACCACCAGGGATAGTAACGGTAGTAACACCTGCAAGGTCCGTAGCCGTGACACCAGCACCGACAAAGTTTATTGCCGTTCTCTGTGTGAGGGGTGTTCCCTCATCCTGCACGGTGGAGTACGCCTGCTGCGTAGGGATGGTAACGAGCGTTACAGCACCAGAATCTGTTGCAGTAACACCAGCACCCACAAAGTTTATCGTGTCTCTCTGGGCTAGTGCGATACCCTCATCCTGTATTCTGTTGTATGCCTGGACTACAACATCAGTTCGTGTGGAACCTGAGTTATCAGAAGCCACAACAGATGATCCTATGAAGTTAACAGTAGGTCTCTGAGTCTGTGCGACACCTTCGTCTTGAATCGTGGCATAGGCGGGCGGTGTAGGTATTGTAACATCAGTGCGGTTAGATCCTGCGTTGTCTGTTGCAGTTACTCCAGTACCAGTAAAGTTGATGGTAGGCCGCTGGGTTAATGCACCACCCTCATCCTGTACCGTTGCGTAGGCTGCAGGGGTTGGGATGGTAACTAGGGTGCGGCTGTTAGCTGCATCATCTGTAGCAGTTACACCAGTACCAACGAAGTTGATCTTATCTCTCTGTGTTAGTGCAGTGCCCTCATCCTGTACCGTGTTGTATGCCTGTACGGTTACGTCCGTCCTGGCAGAGCCTGCGTTATCGACAGCGGTAACGGACGTACCGATGAAGTTGGCTGTGGCACGCTGTGTGAGGTTTGTACCCTCATCCTGGATGGTAGCGTAAGCTGCACCAGAGCCACCAGGGATGGTAACCGTTGTTACGGTACCGCTATCAGAGGCAGTAACGCCCGCACCAACGAAGTTCATCGTGGTTCGTGCTGTTAGCGGAGTACCCTCATCCTGAATGAGTGTGTACCCGCCGGCGCCACCCGATGGGGTCTTAGCGAGCCATGCGTTCTTCGATGCGTTGTACGTAAGGACCTGGCCATCAGCGTACGTGTACGGGATGGGCACCTTGGTAGCGGCCTCTTTACGGAGGTTACCGACAGCACTGTTAAGTAGGTGATGTTTGATGAAGTCTACTAGCTGTTGCGGGGTCCAATCAGCTATGGTCTCAGCCATTAGATCCTCCCAGCACGCAGGTACTTAAATCCTAACTGCCACGAACCTAGACGTAGCTTGGTTACACTAGCACTATTCTGATAGATACGAAACCCAAGAATCTGGTCACGCTTAAGGAAGCGTAGCTTCTTTTTCAACCAGACGTTGTTAGCAACAGCAGCCCAGTTCAGGTAGGCCGTGGATAGTGCTGACCAGGTATTGAAGGAGGCTGCAATGAATGTCCAGGTGCTACCAGAGGTGGCAAACTGACTGGAGTTCGTTGAACCAGGCTCATTCATACCAGTAACCAGGTCTACCTTCATGGTGTCTCCGGTAACGTAGTAGTGCATGAGAAGGTTCTTCCAGAGCTTCTTCCGTAATGGGTCACCCATTGAGTAGTGCTTGGTCTCTAGGTAGAAGTCTGGTCCAGCAAAGTCCTGTGTAGGGTTCAGCGTAGTTGTATTGGGTCGTAGACACGCGACCGTATCGTTACCCTCGTTATCGAAGATAGCGTTGCCGCGGAAAACACGGGTTGACCCGGTAGTGGTGGTTGTAACACCAGACACGAATATGTACTCAGCATTCACAGGTGCTGTGGATAGGGCCGACACGGTGAAGCTGTTAGTGGCCGTGTTGATCGCTGAGATAGTCCCTGTACCACGACTTGTAGGTGCGTTCAGTGTACCAGCACTTATGGCCTGACCAACAAATATCTGGCCAGTAATAAGTGGCGTACTATCCTGTAGGATAATGTTAGTAGTGGTGCTACCAGTACCCACTAGCCCTATAGCAGGTGTAGAACACACACACTGCATCCACGGTACGTTTGAGTTAGGAATCTGTACGATGGCCCTAATACCCACGTTCGTAAGAAGCGAGTATGCACCAGCCGTAATGTTATACAGGACTGTAGTAGTGGCCGGTACCGCAGACACACTACCCTTCTGGATGGCGTTAGGAGGTGTGATAGGGGTAAGATGTACAAGAAGGTGGTCACGCATGATACCTGTGTACACACGGTGTGACGTAGACCCGGAGATGTTCATTGCAGACACGGACTGGTTATACCACAGCCCGAGAGTATCCTTGCTAATGTTGTTAACGGACGTACCATCAAACCAGTAGATCCCTAATCGACCCGCCCAGAAACATCCACCGTGATACGAGACAGCAGAAGCACCCATTGATGCGCCGTCATCAGCTACCTTTGAGATCACGAAGTTCGTGGGGTCATCTCCTGTGATGATCCAAACATCGAACTCAGTAAATATCACAAGACCTGCACGTGTAGTCACAAGAGAACGGATACTCTTGGATGCGCCGGTCGTGTGGGGAAGGTCAAGGAAGTTACCAGACTTAGCAGTAGTATCCACTACCTCAGGGCCGAGAAGGGACGAGAACCAGATGCGGAGCGAGTAGTCACCCATCGGGGTCTGGGTTACAGGGAGGTTAGCGTACCATTGCCGGTACGCATATGACGCAGTGATGAACCCTACAGCGCTATTCAGTGACCGTGCAGCGCCCTCGGTGGTAGCCGTGTTGAGGGTACCTGCTGTATCTCCTACGAGCTTACGGTCCGACTGAGACCCGCCTGTGACCTTGATAAGGAAGTACTGCTCGTTGTCCATCGTTACAGAGGCTGCTGTAGTCGTGAGGATATAGTCACTCGTTACAGAAGCGTTGACCTGAGCCACGAAAGTGTAGTCACGTGCACGGAACAGTGAGTAGTTCGTGTCGATACCCTGGGATAGGAATGCCGGGTTATCACCAGGAGTACCAACAGCAGTGGCCGTGGTGGACCCTGACGTGATGGAGATAGTACCACCACCATACCGAGGGATGAATCCGCGAGTAGCACGTATGTTACCCGTAGTAGCAGTGATACCTACTAGCGCAGGGGACTCTAGCGTGAAGGAGTTTCCCCCGACATTTACTGCTTGAATGACACCCACGTAGTTGTTTGATGTATCAAATAGGAACCCACCAACCCAACTATTAGCTACGGTACCACCAGTCATAGTGACTGATGTAGCACCACGGGCAAACGTGAAGGTACCCGTGGTAGATCCCTCGAAGTACCCACCACGCCAGAGGTGTAGGTGTGTTTGCCCAGAAGCGTTGTAGTTATGGGTAGCTCCCACCCATACACCACCTCCGACACAGGGGGAAGAATTGTAGAAGATACCATCCCCCGTGTTCCAGGGAGAAACGAACTTCGTAGGAGTAGAGGTTACACTACCTAGTAGAGTCTCGGTATCATCAAATACATCGAACCCGTTAACAGCGGAGAATGACCCGATACGAACGTTACCCTGCGGGTCGAGTGTGGCAACCATGTGCCCACCCTGCAGTAGTGATGGGTTCTGCGCGATAGGGGTAAGAGGGCCGCGACGAACGGTGAGACCCTGCGTGGATAGGATACCATCCTGGATGTATCGTGCCTGCCTATCACTGATTTCGTGGGGTGCATCAGTGACGTTCATGCCCAGTGGGGCACCGTCATACGTATTCGTAGTCAGTGTCACTGTGCATCACCCACCTTAGTAGAAGTAGTCGTATGGACTATAGTCAATGTTATTGAGGTCATAGACTATATCAGTGCGATCGAACTGCTGTCGCCAGAGGTTCTCCTGCACCAGCTTCATCTTGTCCTGCATCTCCTTCTTGAATACCATCGCGATATCAGAGTCATCGTTCATCATGTATGCGCGGTAGAGTGCGCCAAGAGTGATGAGCCGCCTGTGCCATATCGGGACGATAGGAGTGCTGGATGATGTTAGTTCGTTCGGCATGATCGTGAAACGAACGGTAACAGTGTCAGCTGAGGATGGGACAACATACAAGTACCAGGTGCCGTTGATGGCATAGTAGTACATCGGGTTGCCAGTGTCTGACATGTTAGCTGAGTAACCCTTAAGGAGAATATCCTGCCTCTGAGGCTGGAGTGAGTACCCCTTCGTATTATTCACAACAGCCATGATGGAGTCAACAGACCCATCAGGATCGGCCGGAATAGAGAGGATGTTAGAACCAGGGGTGAGAGCGAAGCTGGAGGTTCGTTCGAGGAACGGGTAAGGTATGGAGCATACCTCATAGTAGGCATCGTTGATGAACTTCATCTTCTGTACCTGGTCGATATCCTCAAACCCATGATTATCTAGCTCTGCTAGAATCTCTGTGCATCCGTAAGCCAACGCTCACCCCCTTAAGTTTTAACAATCTTCGGGACACTCTTGAAGTAGTTCGTGCCACCATCCTTACGCACGATATGCTCCAGCTTCTCAGCTGCTGCACCACGTACCTGGGATGCCATGTACTCATTCAGCTTGTCGTACTCTGCCTTGCGACGGTCCATCTCCTGGAGCATCTTCCCACCAGCCTGCCAGGTATCAGCATCATGGAGCTTTGCCTTCACCTGGTCGGGTGTGGGTACCACGTTACCGAACCCAAGTGCGGGCTTATCCCTCTGGAAACCATCCTCACCAGTCGTTCTGACGAAGATAGCGTACTGGCCGTTATCTGGATTCCGCTTGAAGGAGAGTCTCTCGTCATAAGCAGTAGCCTCCTTATGCGCAAGATACTCATCCTTCGTCATGTCACCAATACCGTGGACGTACATGTATGTTGCCATAGCTCTCCTGTAAATTACTTTGCTACCCACCCCGCCGAACCCGTACCCGACTCCTTAACATACAATGATGTAGCGGCACCACCATCTGTGCGTATGTATAGAGACCCTACGACCGCACTTACGGCAGGTGCCCCTGATCCCGTGTAGATTTGGGGTCCTCCTGGTCCAGCAGCTACGGAGAAGGGGATGGCTGTTGTAGCCGCCCCTGACTGTAATATTGCCGCACCAGGATTGTTAACATAACGTATGTTCTCAACCTTAAAGTTTGTATTAGAGGTGCCATCATAGGTTAAAAGAGCTACAGTAGGTTTGTTAACAGTTTGTGCTGTTAGTGCTATATTGTCAATGGATATGTAAGAGTTGTTTGACCCGACAGAGATAAGGGACCTGACAAAGGGGGATACAGTCTCATTGATGTTACACCATACATCGTGTATAGAGCATCCGTAACTGGCACCATCAATAGAAATTAGGTCCAATGCCGCTCCAGTAGAGTTCTTGATACCCATATATATAGGGCCAAAGTTTGAGGCGGATGTACGGTAGAGTTTTATAAAGGGAGAACCCCATGTGCCTACTTGGTTTTCAATCTTCACATTGACTAGAGATATCTGGTTAATAGATGCTGAACCAACCGAACCATCAAACTCTCGACCATCACAATATATCGCACCGAATCGACACTGTTCTAGAACTGTATTCGTTATCCATATATTGTTAGTGTTATCGGCACCATGCCCAAACCCTGAAGAAACTCCTTGATTGGATTTCTTCAACCAGATAGCGTATAGGCTATTGGTGTTATCCCCACACTGATCGAATCTACACTGTGTGATATAGGAGTCGTAGCATTGAACCATGTCAATAGCGCATCCAAAGTTATCAAGAAAGTTCACATTATCAAAGTGTATGAACTGTGAATAGTACGAGCGTACAAGTGAACTGTTCCAAGATGACACGCTACCACCACGGAGCGTCATATCCCGCACCTGTACCCCAATAACCCAGTGCGTTGTATCAGCGCCGGAAATGTCAAGGATTATGGTATCTTGCGCCTTTTGGATTATGGTGGCACCCCTTCCGGCGCCTTGAAGGGTTACATTTGTATTCCTGTTGTTTAAAACGCCTGATGTTTTAAAGGTGATAGGAGTTGATACCTTGTATAGTCCCGCGGGGAAGAACACGATAGCTCCACCTGCATATGGAGAGGTAGTTATCTTGTTGTAGGCGTCATCAACAGCAGCCTGGATAGAGGCTGTATCATCTGTAGTACCGTCGCCTAGTGCCCCATAGAGTTTTACGTTAAGCTCAAAACCACTCTCCTTCAACCTCTGGTATAGATTTCTATCAGACATCTTACAGGTACACTAAAGAGACAATGATATCACCAGCTGTAATTGCCGTTGTATCTGCATCTGCAGACAAGACAGTGGTAGCATATGCAATACCTGTAGAAAACGGCCAGGGCGTTCCAACCGATTCAAAATTGTATGTGCTAGTCGGGGGTATACCAATGGTGATAACGGGGGTATCTGTTCCTACAGTGGGCGCTGAAGCCTTGTTGTAAAATTTCACATACTTGATAGCAGCAGATGTATTGGCAATAATGGCGGTGTATAGGTTTCCCTGAGAAGCCTTTACAGAAGTAGCATTTGTTGTACCTGCTCCCACAAGCCTATGCAGAGTGCCTGCGCTATTGGATGTGGGCTTTATGTAAGAGACAACCTGCTGCCCTGATGTGGACATAGCAGCCTCATCCGCTCCTATAGATACCACACAGGAACCACTTGTATATGCTGAAACCTGTACCCGTAGAACAGCTACACCACTAGTGGCCGCCACGTAGGTTATCGCCGCCCCGGGGTTTACAACAGTGCTCGTAGGTCCTGGGATGCTACCCCCAGAAAATGCGAGGTCCTGTCTGTTCACCACTGTTATGTGTGTAGCGTCTGGAACAGTGTCTTGTACATAGGTGTAAAAGGATACCGTACCAATAAGCCCAGCAGTAAACTGAATGGCCGCGCTTGAACAGTCTGCCACGTTGATATCGACAAAAGCATTCAGAGCGCCTAGTGTACCAGTCGCACCTCTATAAGCCATATTTGACCTCCTAGACTAAGGAAAAGCGTATTGGCCTTCCGGCCTATGAAGGAAGGGCCTGCCCTATCCAGTAAAGAATAGGACAGGCCCAGGATACTACTAGATGTTATACGCCTGTCGTGTCCGTATAACCAGAGAGAACACCATGCGAGTTACGCATGTCGGTACCGAAGTTCATGTACCGATGTAGGATCGCCTCGTAACCGTCAACACCGGATACACGAAGTAGCGTATCACCGTCAAGGTTCATCCATGCGAAGTCCGTCCCACCCTGCGCGTTGATAGCGTAGAACTTAAGGTGGTTCTCGTTAAGCATGTACAGCTTACCGTACGGTGCCTCATGGTCAGCGACAAGCGGTAGACCATTGAAGTCAACGGCCTCGAAGCCTGCAGATAGCTTCGTCGGAGTATCGACGTAACGTACCTGCGACTGGAGAAGGTTGAAGTACTGGCGACGAGTACCGTACGACCCTACTGCTAGGGTCGGAGTATCACCTGATGCACGACGAACACGAGCCCATAGCTGGAGCATCGAATCCTGCGTCAGTGATGCAGTCGTGGCACGTACATTGTCCCAGGACGGGTTGGCCGTGGAGTCAATACCAACGGATGCACCAGGACCACCAGCACCACCCGTATTGGTACGCGGGAAGGTAAGACCGGCAGTCGTGGATACCATGTTACCGAGACCATTCATTTCTGCGGTCGTGGTAGCGTTCGTGGTAGTACCAGCACGGAACACAAACTCACCGTTAACAGGTGCGCCACCACCAAGGACGGCAGACACAGTGAAGGACGGGGTTGCAACCGTAATAGCGGAGACAACAGCAGAGGCGCCACGTGAGGTCGGGTTGGCAAGGGTACCAATATCTACAAGCATACCAATGTAGATCTCACCCTTATCTAGCGCCTCGGTCGAAGTTAGCACAACAACCGTAGTTGAGGAGCCAGTACCGACAGTAGCAACGGAACCATCACCGTTACCGTACACCTGCCGAGCAATGTCCTTCTTAAGGTCGATGGTAGCGCCCTTGATTTCCGAGTCTAGGACCCGAAGGAACGCTCCAGTGTCCTTGCTTGATGCAGCGATGGACGGACCAGAGATGTTGATACGTGCGTAGTTGTACGAGAGACCGTACTGTGCACGCGTGTAGGACTGCGAACCAGCAGCCGCAAGGGTACTACCTTCGTAACGGGCGCCGATACCGGAGTTACGACCAAGGCTGACAGGTACGACAGCGTACTTACCAGCGATGATCTCATCAGACCCGGCGTCAACCCGAGAAAGTAGTAGCAGTTCGTCGTTCAGCTGACGTACAATCGGGGAGTTGTAGAACTCCTTAAGCACGTTAGAGATAGACGAGGTAGTAGCAGTAGCCATGTAACCTCCTTATGAGGTCATGGACTAGCCATTGACGTTACGCAAGTACTCCAGCGCTGCGTTACGGGCATCCTTGAAGGAGCCGGGAGGCGTCTGTACGTCAACACCATTGAACCCTGATACGGGTGCGGTAGTAGTGCTAACGTTAGCCTTCTGGTTCAGGTACTGAGAAAGGATAGACTGCTTCGTGGAGTCCCAGGTAGCAGCAGCCTTAATCAGGTTCCCGTCATGTGCGAGAGCAAGCTGGTAGACGGTGTTAAAGTCCTCATCACCCCAGTCAGAGTGCTGTGATCGTAGAGCCATCTCCTGACGCTGCAGTTCTGCCGCGCCCTGCTGATACCTCTGCTGATCCTGCATCGTCTGTAGCTGTGACTGTAGTTCAGACACCTGCTTAGCAATTGGATCACCCTCATAAGGATCCTCCGCCTGCGCAGCTTCCGGGTCTGCCATATAAGGCTTTAGTGCGTCACCAAGCTGTGAGTACACGTCCTTGGCATAATCCACATTAGAGTTAAGATTATTCCAGAATTCGTAGGCATTACGTACAGTACTTGGATCATCGACCTGCAAGTCTGAGAACGTATTGCGCCACTGTGCTACTTCCTGAGTCTTACGTGTATAGTCGCTCTGCATATTCTTGTAGATCGACTGTAGCTCAGGAGCTAGCGAGTTGGGGTCTACACTAGTAAACGAGTCGATGCTCGTACTAGCTTCAACCGGGGCGGATGCCTCTACTGGAGCTTCGGTGTTCCCTGCGGAATCTCCACTCAGCATTGCAATTGCGCCTGCTTCGTCCATGATTTATTCTCCTTGTGGTGACGGCAAGAGTCCCGTGGGTTGCTCTGTCCAGTCAACATCAATGATTTCTTCCGTGCGTTGGATAGCCTCACTACGTGCGAGACTCGCGTACTCTGCAAGAGCAGACGCCCACTCTGATGGAGCAGCTATCTTATGCTCATGCTGGACAACGGTAGTCCTATCGACAATACCCTTTGCCCTATCTATCCGGTCAGTGAGGTTGCTCATGAGGCTGACAAGTGCAGAGATGTTCTTCTCCGTCGTGGACGGAATGAGAACAGAGATCCTATCGAGAGCTTGGTCTCGTATAGACTCTGCCTTTTCAACGAAGTCACCAGCGTGCTTGACGATGGCCTCAGTCACCGCCTCCGAAAGTGTAGACTCAGCCGGATTATTCCGGTACTTTTCGAGATCTACCTTCCAGTGATTCAGTGTTGCTGGGGGCATATCAAACTCTCGGGCGGTACCCTTGACGTTCCCACCATTAAACTCCAGGCGGGCAAGGATAGCACCCTTCTCAGCGTCCGTATATTTCCTGTTCTTACCTACTAGGCTTCTTTGTTGCTGCTGCCGCATCGGCCATCTGTCCTAGCTTCTGTTGATGTAGTTGCTCGGTGTGGACAAGCTTCTGGTGATGGGCCTCTTCCTGCTGTAGCATCTGCTGTTGCTGCATCTGCTGTTGCTGCTGTTGCTTCCACTGCTCGTAGGCAGCCATAGCAAACGGGTCATTGCCAGCATTATTGGACTGTTCACCGGGGTTCTGCTTATCGAGATTATCGAACACGACTGTCTCTAGCGGCGGCTCAGACATTACCTCACCAGTAACGTCCGGAACACCAGCACGATTAAGGATGGAGGCTGCACCATGAGGCCCAACCGTACCCTGCAGACGTAGAGAAACCTTCGGGCTCTCAATCTTATCGGGCTGCCTGGGCATACTAATGAGACGCTGCATCGTAAGCGTATAGTGTGTATCGAACTTCTCCTGAGTCTCAGGGTCTAGCCCCTCGTACTCCAGTGACTTCATGAACTGTGAGTGGATATCCAGGTGCTCCCGGTAATCCTCATGGTTCGTAGGCTGAAGTGCCTGATGATCAAGCCAGTCCTGCTGCTCCTCCGGACCCTGCCAAGGCTGCTGCGTATCCGGGTTAATACCCGGCATCTGCATCATCTTTTCCTTAGCTTGGTCAAAGAGGATGAAGTTAACAGGCTGACCCTGAATCATCCGATCATGCTCTCTTGCAGCCATGTCAGCGTCGGCCATGAACTGCTGGCCTAGAGCCTTCATGTCAGCTACCTCAAAGTACTTCCAGGCACGGTCCTTGGGGATGATTCCTTCACGGACCCATTCCATGATCTGTGCCTGACGTCCAGCACGGGACTTGGGAAGCCCTGAGCCAGCCTCGCAGCGTACTGTGATTCCCCCAGCGATATCAGCGTTCGTGAACTGACGTACCCGCGTAGAGCTTCCAGAGCCGCTTATCTTAAGGATACGCTGCTCCACGTAATACTTCTGCGCGAGGGATAGCATCATCTGACCAGCATCGGCCAGTGCTACCTCCATCAGCCCAATGATCGGCTCAATCTTATCTGCCGCCATCTCCTGGAGTAGCTCGATAGCTATACCAGCCTCCACGTTCGGAGGTACGTTACCCTGCGTGATCTCAGTCTCGTAGAACATCTCATCAAGACGAGTCTTAATCAGTGCAACGTGGTCAAAGACGTACGACGGAATACCAGGTATTGGCATTGGCTGCGGACCTAGCCCCTGGACTGGGTTATACTGATACACAGCCCCAGGCTCAGTGGTAAGCTTCTCGCGAAGAGATCCAATGGGTGAGATCCACTGGGGCTTAACGGTCAGGTTCTTGTGCTCAATAATCTGAGATAGTGCCCTATTATACTCTTTCTGTAGAGGAATAGCGTCCTCTACGATACTTCTATCATACACCTCACCAGGAACGATGATCCCAGGGAACTTCACTAGTGGTAGACACTGGAATGGGTATGGCCACGCCTCATCATGCAGGATGGTTGCCGATTCTGCACCCTTGTTGTTGTCGTCAATGCTCGTTACCCAGATGACATAACGACCTTTGGGAAGTGCTGCAGTAGGCTTAAAGTACCCGTAGTAAACGTACTTTAAGTCCTTCTTCTTGTTCAGTTCCATAGGGAAGAACGAGAATGACTCATCAGGTGAGCCCATCATTGCATCAGGTGTAACATCCACCTTGTACTTGGCCTTAATCTCGTCACAGGGTAGTGCATGGCGACAAATGGCGAATCGACACTCACTAAAGGTTCTGGCAGCCGTATCAAGGTACACATCGAACGGGCTCATAGCCTCAACAGAGACATCACCGAGGTAAACTGTCTTGGTAACGTCCTTAAGGTCAACGCCGGCCTGCTGTAGATGACCCTGATA